CACAGTCATTAGCAACGACTACTGAACTAACTAGACAGATGATCCATAGGATTGTTAAGTAAACAACCTCTATTGCTAGAGGTTATCTACTTCAGAAAGGAAATAAACATTGAATAATTTGTTTATCAGTTTCATTGTAGTAGATATTGTCATACTTAGTAACTATAATGTAGGAAAATAGGAGATAAAATTGGATAAAGAAACATTAAAAAAACTAACTAAAGACTTCCCTAAGAGTGTTGTAAAGAAAGCACCACAAGGTAAGTTCGGCGACTATGTACCACACCACATATACACACAACGATTAGTTGATGTAATACCAGGTAAGTACAACTTTAAATACGAGCCACTAAGAGATAAAGATGGTGCGTTGGTAGGTGCTAAGTGCATACTAGAGATAGATGGCTTAGGAACTATGGAAGAAGTTGGAGATGTAGATAGCAACGCATTGAAAAGAAACATAACTGAAAGCGAAGTACTTAAACTTGCAGTATCAGATGGGATCAAGAGATGTTGTATGCGATTTGGTATTGGCTTGGAACTATGGACAGGTGGTGTGACAGAGGAAGAACATTACTCTGCACCACAACCAATACAAAAGACAGGTACAGTTAAAGATCAGGTCATAGAAAAAGAGGACGAGGCTTTAAAGAAAGCTAAAGAAAACTTTGCTAAAGATGTAGCACAACCTCCTCCACCAAAAATAACACAAGAAGCATTACAAGAGATGGTATTTATATCCTGTAATGAGGACAAGAACTTTGCTAACAAGTGTTGGAAAACCTCTATGGAGATGACCAAACTAAAAGCAAAAGTATCTGGGGATGTATCTAGTTGGAATGAAAGTAACATTAAAACATTCTTAGACAATGTAGAAACATTTGTAACTAACTATGCAGATGAATATAAAGAACGAACAGGAAACACAGACACTATCAATGACATCATTGATGTACTTGATGCAAAGGTGTCACAAAATAAGGAGGAAGAAAATATGGGAGAAGTAAAAGAAGGACCTTGGATGCAAGAGCAACCAAGTGAAAAGCAGATGAACACATTCAATAACTGTGTTAATAAAGCTATTGATAATGGAGATGATGAACTTGCAGCAAAAGCAAAATCAGCATTGACAGATGGATCAATTAACAAAGGTAACATCTTTGATTGGGTTGACACAGAAACTTGGAGTCTTAAAGACGGCTCGTGAACAGGTGTCTTAGTTGTAATATAGGTGAGCTTGACTTGTTCGGTGAGCCAACTAACTTAATCAATAATTACTGCGAGGAATGTAGAAAGGTTATGTACATTGACAGAAGAAGAAATTATCAACAGACTTAATGTGATGTTTCCTGTTATGGATGCCTTACAGAAATGTGCTGATCAATACTCTCATTATGATTGTGAGAACAAGCAGTATTTAATGGAGATTAAGTCAAGAGATAGAAAGTATAATCCTTGGCTCATTGAACGAGCTAAACTTATAGCAAACTATGACAAAGCAATAGAGGTAGGTAAAGAGTTTATCTATCTTACAGAACACAAGACTAAAATTATTACTTGGAATATAAATGACTTAGTTGCAAGTGGTTACAACTTCGGTTGGGAGATTAAAGAGATGCCACAAACAACTGCCTTTGAACACAATGAAGCAGTGTTAAAAGAGGTAGGCTATTTATATGAACAGTATGGAAGGAAGATATGACAGACCTATCAAAGGTAAATATGCTAGAACTATTAGCAGAGTTAGAGAAGAGAGGTAGCTTTAAAACAATTATATTTAATAAAGCAGATGGTACGGCAGATGGTAAGCAAGAGATTGCTGCAATCTTACCTCTATATCCTATGACTATTACTAATGAAGAAGTAACTAAGGAAGAAGAATAATGTATAGACCTTTACCTGACTACCTTACTATTCAACCAAGTAAGATAGAGGGTCTAGGTCTATATACCTTAAAAGATTTAGAACCATACGAGTCACTAGGTATGACACACGCACACTGGTTTGGTGAAGATAACAACCTACTGCGTACACCTCTTGGTGGTTTTATTAATCATAGCGAAACACCTAACTGTAAGATTACAGGTAAGATGACACGCTATTTATTTACAGAGGAATTTATAATTGCTGGATCAGAGCTTACAGTTAAGTATAGAATGTATAGTGTATGAGTAAATATCTAAAAGAAATGCGATTAGGACACGAAGATACTTTAATAAGAAAACCTGATCTACGAATACTATCACTTGGTGCAGGTGTGCAATCATCTACATTACTTATGAAAATATACAATGGTGAGATAGCACCTGTTGATGCAGCAATATTTGCTGACACAGGCAACGAACCTAAAGAAGTCTATGAGTGGTTTGAGTTCCTAAAAGAAAAAGTGTCACACAAAATTCCTATAATAATTGTAAACAACGATAGGAACACAGGAGATATAACAAAAGATATACTTTCTCCATCTGGTTTCTTTGCTTCAATACCAGTTTTTGTTAAAAATTCTAATGGAAAACAAGGTCTTACTTTAAGAACCTGTACTGATAGGTATAAAATACAGCCTATAAATAAAAAAATCAGAGAGTTACTTGATGTTACAAATCTTCGTGGTAAAGTTGTTGAAGTTGTTATGGGTATATCTTCTGATGAGATCCAGAGAGCAAAACAACCACCTAATAAATGGGCTATAAATTGTTATCCATTGATAGAGAACAACATATCAAGACACGATTGTTTGCATTACTTTGAATCATTAGGTTTTCCACAACCACCAAGATCAGCTTGTATTATTTGTCCTTATCACGACAATAAAGAATGGCAGAGGATCAAAGTAAAACATCCAAAAGAATTTGAATACGCATTAGACTTTGACAAACAACTTAGGTCAAATAAAGAAAGTCAGTTTGTTAGTAAATTAGATGGTGAATTATTTTTGCATAGGAAAATGGAGCCACTATCTGATATAGATTTTATAGCAGAAGATGATCCACAGTATGGATTGTTTGATGATGAATGTTCTGGCTATTGTGGTGTATAGAAGAATATTAAGTAACAGCTATAATCATTTTAAAGATTATGTTGAAACAAATCCAAGTAAAATGCACCCAAACGATTATGGGAATAATAAATTTAAAATAAATTTTGATAGAAACATACACAAATTAAGAATAAAATACTTAAAACAAGAACTATGTACTGAATGTTTTTATTATTATCCTAAAAAGACTATGATTTACACTGATGAACCATACCTAGATGCAGGTTTAAAGTCAGAGTATTGGTGGTATTGTACTCCAGAATGTGTAGATTTTAGATTGGATCTTAACAAGTATTAAACTATCTTGTAATTATCCCAACCATCTTTATCAATAGTAAAGGTTAACACTCCAGGCTTACTCCACATACCAGTTCGTGCAGTAAAGTCTATACTTGCATCAATAGATGGACATTGAAACCAAGTTCTGTTACCTTGCTGCATCATACGAGGGTGATGAAAATGTCCTGTAATAAGAATCTCTGCATCTCCTACTGGAAAGTCACCAAACATTTGTCCTTGCCACCACTTCATTATCTTACCCTCTGGTCCTGTACCACCACTGTGCATATGTCCGTGAGTAAATCCAACAGTCAATCCTTTTATATCTACTGTATGATGGAAACCCTCTGGTATGGACACACTTACTTTCTTGTATCGTGGGTTCTGTTCCATAATCTCTTGGCATATCTCTAAGTGCATAGTGTCAGAGTTGTCTAATCGTGATGTCACGACCTGTCCTTTGCCTGATCTAGCCATCTCTCCGTGATTAGCAGGTACACCAGACAGTATAATCTTGTTTGCATAGGGTAGAAATGTATCAACAGTTTTCATTATGAGCTTTCTTGCTAAGTGATATTGTTGAGATAGATTTAACGATACATTATGTGGTTGTGAGTCGTAGAATCCATAACAGCCCTCGGTCAAATCGCCCATAGAAAGCAAATAAATTTCATCTACGCTACCTAGTCGCCTAACCTCTGCTACTGCTCTATCAAGTGCCTTGTCGTACCTCTCAAGGGTTTTCTCTACACCAAGGTCAACTTTACCCAGTTGCCAGTCACTAAGTGTAAATATGTACGCCAAATCACTCTTAATCTTCTTTTTCTTTAGAGGTTTCTTCTTTGATACTTCTTTAAGTAGCTGATCATACCATTCATCACGCTGTGGATGTCGCCTTCTGACCACTCCTTTGAACGCATAAAAGGTTTCAACTGTACCACCTTTAAGTTGTGTGTTCCAAGATGATGCTTTAACTTTGCCATCTATCTCGTAATGTTCTGGATCAAAGCCCCAATCTTTTAAGATAGTGTCAAATTTAGATTTGTAATTAGGGTCTTGCCCTATATGTGTAATCTCTCCTAAGCCTGTGGACTCATCAAACTCTGCTGATGGTTGCCAACCTGACTTAAAATAGTTATTGCCTAAGTCTTTTTTGTCTTTCTTCATACGCAGCCTTTCTGTTAAGGCTTAGTATAATCAGATTTTATGACAGTTTCTTAGCTTATTTTTTTCTTTGCGAATGTCTTTATGACTGATAATGCAGCACCACCACCAGATATAGCAGCAATTTCAAGGGCTGATGCCTCTATTCCTACCATTGGGCTGATCACTAATGCACCTAGAAAGGCTTCTATGAAAGTCCATACAGCTCTCTCTAACATATCTTTTAGTTCTTCATTCATCTTATAACTCCAGGCTTCGTTCCAAGGTGTCCACCTAACATCCATTTTGAATGTACCATCCT